AAAGATAAAATTGCAAGGAATGAGATTAACAGATGATTTAATATACATTAAAGATGGTAAAACAGCTGTTCCAAGTGCATACGCATGTACTATATTGGAATTCAAGGGGTTAAAAACAAATGAGCTGTCTTTTGTGTATTTTATGGTGGACCATAGATCGCCTTATGGAGTTTATGAGTGGGAACAGCGCCTTATTGAAGTAAAAAACAGTATCTTTGGGGAGGAAGACAAGTGGACACCTTCTACAAAAGTTATGGCCGCGTGTGGTAAGTATGATAAATTAATAGAGACGTCTGCTGTTAGATTATTAAAAGCTGCTCGAGAGTCAATTGTTAAATTAGAAAAATATTTTAGATTTGTTGATTTGCATGCTATGGATGATCGCGGTAAACCGATTTACTCGGCTAAAGACCTTATCTCAAACCTTGAGAAGATGGGTAAGGTGGTTGATGGACTTACTAAACTTGAAGAAATAGTAAAAAGAGAAGAACAAGCTGCCAATACCAATAGGGGTGGGGTAGAAGTAAACAAATATAATATGTAATGGATTTTTTAGAGGATATGGAACTATATAGTACTGCAATGGATAATGCATACAACCTTATAACGGGTAAACTTGAAGTAGAAGATATGTTTATAGAGTTTGAGGAAGAAGATGAGGATGATATGCTTCCTTTACCTTTCAATCCTTTTATTCTTGGAGATCCCTCAGATGATGTAATAGATATAGTAATAGAACACTTTTCAAGTATGGAAGAGTACGAAAAATGTGCTGAATTGTTAGAGATAAAAAATAAGAATGCTAAAAAACACTAATAGGGTAAGAGAAGCTGCTATTACGTTTTTAAAAACCGGTAACTATACTAATACAGTGCCGGGAACTAAAGATTACTACGAGTTTTGGGATGAAGAGAAAAAGAGGTGTGTATATGGGTATACTGCTGATAAAGGTAGTGAGGATGAACTGCATATTACTGGCTTTAATTATTTTTATCTTAATTACTGCCCAATTGATAGAGCTATAGACGAGGTATTACCTGATGGTAATATACAATCTAGACGTGAAAGGACTTTCCCAGCATTTTATGATGGAGATTATCTATATTTCCACGAAATAGATAAAGCTAGGGCAGATAATAAGCATATGATAGTTCTTAAAGCAAGGAGGAAAGGATACTCATATAAAGCAGGTAGTATGTTGGCTAGAAATTACTTTTTTATTAGAAATTCTAAGAACTTTGTATTTGCAGGACAAAAAGAATATTTAATTGGGGATGGACTTCTATCTAAAGCGTGGGAGTTCTTATCTTTTATAGATGATCATACAGCGTGGTCCCAACCAAGACTTAGAGACAGAGAGATGTCTAAGATGTCTGGATACAAGAAAAAAGTGAACGGAGTAGACATTGAAATGGGTATGAAGTCACAAATTATAGGGGTGAGTCTTAAAGACAACCCAGATAAAGTGAGGGGAAAGGCGGGTGAGTTAGTTTTCTTTGAAGAAGCTGGTTCATTCCCCGGACTTCTTAAAGCATGGGAGGTAACAATGCCAACAATGAGGCAAGGATCCAAAACATTAGGTATGATGGTTGCATTTGGTACCGGTGGTACAGAAGGTGCTGATTTTGAAGCAATGGAAGAGATATTTTATAATCCAGCTGCATATGATTGTATGGATTATGAAAATATATGGGATGAAGGTGCAATGGGTACAAGATGTGGGTATTTTATACCTATACAAAGAAATTTAGATGGATTTATAGATCCTGAAGGCAACTCTTTAATGAGAGAAGCTATGGATTATGAAGATAAGGCGAGAGAAAAGAAAAAAGGGGCTGCCGATGCTAAATCGTTAGATCAATATATAGCGGAGCACCCCTACTCACCTCAAGAGGCTACATTAAGAGTTACAGCTAATTTATTTGATGTTGCATCACTTCAAGAGCAGTATAATAAAATTAAAGCGCATGGTTTACATTCTATAGGGACTGTAGGTGAACTATATCAAAGCGTTGAAGGATCTGTAAAGTTTAGACCAAATGCTGAGAAGAAAGCTGTTACAAGATTCCCTCACAGGAAAGAAGATAGCAACACTGGGGCTATAGTTATATATGAAACTCCGTATAGAAATTCTACAGGTAATGTACCTGTAAATTTGTATGTACTATGTCATGATCCTTATGGACAATCACAAGCGGCAGATAGTACGTCTTTAGGTGCATCATATGTTATTAAACGTCCTAATAATCTATCACAGCCTGATGATATGATTGTAGCATCTTATGTTGGTAGGCCAGATACTTCAGATGAGTATAATAGGAACCTATTCATGTTAGCAGATTATTATGGGTGTAAGATAGGGTTTGAGAATGATCGAGGTGAGATTATACCTTATGCTAAACGTCATAGGAAGATGCACAAACTTCAAGAGGAGTTTGAGATGTTAGATAAGAAAGAACTACAGTCTAAAAAAGTTAAACGTCAGTATGGTATGCATATGACTGAAGGAAGAAAGAGACAAGGAGAGATTTACATAAGAGATTGGTTAAACACTCCAAGATCTACAGATGAAGATGGAAAAACATTGCTTAATTTGCATAAAATATACGATCCTGCTTTTCTAGCGGAACTTATTAAGTTTAATCATAAAGGTAACTTTGATAGAGTTATGTCATTTATGATTGGTATGTTTCACACAAGAGAATTGTATAATGCAGAAGTTAAAGATAAAATAGAGGACCGATGCCACGACGAATGGTTCGATAGATTATATAAATAAGTGGTATATTTATAAGTGCTGCATATAAATTTATGATATATGTAGAAGTGTTAATTAAATATAGTATATTTGTAAATTATGGGAACATACAAAAACATACCAAGACAAAAATTATCTATTTCTAAGAAAACTAAGGAATGGAAAGAAGAATGTGTGGAAGCATACATAGGCATATCAAGTTTAGGAAGCTTTGGAATAAGCTCTTCCGCAAGGAAGGAGGACCTACAAAAATTATATGATCTATATAATGGAGTTATAGCCTCTTCCGATTACAACTCAGTATTAAAACCTTACGGTAAAACACGTAAGAATTTTCCTGCAGAGATGCGTAATTATCCTATTATTAAACCTATTATAGATTTATTATTAGGAGAAAAATCTAAAAGACCTTTTAACTATACAGTATCTGTTGTTAATGCTGATGCAGTGTCTATAAAAGAGCAAGAAAAATCTAAACTTTTGTTTCAGAATATGCAACAACAGTTTATTAATAAAATGGCTCAATCAGGAATGGAGACACAGAATCCAGAAGAGGAAGTTCAAATGCCTAAAGAAATTTTAGAGATGTTCGAAAGGTCTTACGTTGATCAAAGAGCATTACTTGGACAACATGCTATGAATTATATCATGGAGAAAGAGGAAATGTATGATAAAATGCAAAAGGCTTGGTTTCATTTTTTAGTTTCAGGGGAAGTATATACAGAAAGAGGAGTTAGAGGTAGTAATCCTTTTTATGATGTTTTAAATCCTTTAGATGTAGATTATGATTTAGATCCAGACTTAGAGTTTGTAGAAGATGGTGATTGGGCTGTACATAGAAAAAGCTCTCACGCATCAACTATTATAGATAATTATTATGAATATTTATCAGATGCTAATGTAGATCAATTAGAAAATCCTACAAGAGATATACAAGATAGCTTACTATTATATGAAAGAACTTCTGGAGATTCATTTAGAAGTAGTCTTATAGAAGTTATGACTGTTTATTGGAAATCTAGAAAAAGAGTTGGGTTCTTATCTTTTATTGATCCTAATACTGGAGAGATGGAAGAGGAAGAAGTTTTAGATGGGTTTAAAATGCCTGCAGAGCTTAAAGAAGTCGGAGCTAAACTAGAATGGTTATGGGTAAATGAAGTGTGGGAAGGAATTAGAATAGATGGGGATATTTATATTAAGATTCAACCAGTTCCTAATCAAAGAGGTACTATGGATAATCCTTCTAAATGTAAGCTTCCATTAAATGGTAGACGATACTCTGATACAAATTCTGCTAATATATCTTTAGTATCATTAGGTATACCTTACCAGTTAAACTATAATATATTTAAATATAGATTAGAACTTGCTATTGCTCGTTCAAAAGACATTGTAGCACAGTTTGATATTAACATGATCCCTAAAAAATGGGATATGGATAAGTTTATGCATATGGTTGAAGGTACAGGTATTGCATGGGTGGATTATAATAAAGAAGGTGTGCAGTTATCACCTCAACATCAATCTGTTTTAGATATGTCTATTAAAACTATCGAACAGTACTTAGGATTATTAAATTCTATAATGGAGGAATGGGAAAAAATATCTGGAGTTAACAGACAAAGACAAGGAACTATTGGGACATATGAAGGTAAATCTACTTCTCAACAAGCAATTGTACAATCTTCACATATAACAGAAGATCTATTTAGAAAATTCTCTAGGTTAGAGCAGAGAGATTTACAAGCTATGTTAGATTACTCTAAAGAAGCGTGGGTTGATGGTAAGAAAGGAATGTATGTAATGCCTGATGGTACTACAGAGTTTTTAGATATAGAAAGTTTATCTCATATGGAATCAGAGTATGGTGTATTCATGACGGATTCTGGATCTGAACAAGAAAAATTAATGAAGGTAGAAGGTCTAGCACAATCTATGATTCAAAATGGTGTCCCTGCGTCTACAGTTGCAGAAATGATAGATACACAATCATTTACACAGCTTAAAGATAAAATTAAACAAGCAGAGAAACAAATGCAAGAGTTAGAGCAGCAGCAACAACAAGCTCAACAGCAAATGGAAGAAGCTAAACTTCAAGCACAAAAAGAACAATTAGATAACATTAATGAGAACGAACAGAAAGATAGAGATGTTAAAGTTCAAATTGCTGAGATTCAAGCGGAGACAGCTCGTGAGGTAGCTTCTATGAGATCCGATGTAGATCGAGAAAAGATAGACTCTCAAGAAGCTATACAAAAAGATAAGCTAGAAGTAGATAGAGAGTCAAATTCTGAGGATAGAAGATCTAATTCATCCCAAGAGAATATATCTAAGGAGTCTACTAAAAGTAAGGAACGCATAGAAAAGAATAAAGAAAATAATAAACCTAAGAAATAGATGTCTAAAGAAATGGATATTCTGAAGCATGCTATTGCTTCTAAGACGAGCTATACTAAAACACTGCAGAGTATGCAGACGGCTAATACATCTGAGGAACAGCAGCAAGGATTAAAAGGTGCTCCCCCAAATACTTCCATGACATTCCCAAACACTGCTAGTAGTTTCACTACTAAAGGAATGGATTACAATATTAATATCTCTAAATTTGATAATAATGGAAGCCTAGTACAATCGTTTGCTAATGTTCCTCCAGGTGTAGATAATTTACCTATGGGTAATAAAACTGGGAATGTTATTGAAACTCCTGCACATGAAGGGTATCAAACAACTGGTTATATAAACAAGATAACTACTCCAATTAGAAAAAGATTAGCTGATAATTTATATCCTGTTAGTTATTCTGGGGATCCAGATGAGAAATCCGGAATACTAGGAAGTCCTATAGATAAAGTAGTGCTAGCATTACAAGGTAAAAAATCTAAATGGGATAATAGGACGGGGAATTCAGATGTAGATTCTAGATCTATTCAAGAAAGGACAGATTTTTTACAACTACTTATGGGCCAAGATCAAAAGTATAACTCTGTTAAAAAGTCTAAATACAAACCTACGAAAGGTGACGAAGTCTCAGGAGATTACTATTCTTCTGATTTTACTGAGAATTCTATTAGGCATCGGCTTAAAAGTAAAGGGTATGATTCATTTACGTCAGGAGCTGGTAATATGATAATTAATTCTGGGGGACCTTTAGGAAACTATACTATAGATAAAGGAGAGGATGAGGATGGTAAATATATTTCATATTATGATAAATGGGATTTAAATCCCTTTAAAGAAAAGTCAATTTTAAATAGCCTAGCCAATCATACACAATCGGCCATAGGAATAAAGCCTCCAGAAGTTTATGGGAGGGTTTATGAAAATGAAAAACATCAATCAAAAGGTTTTACTAAATATCAAAGTATAGGGCACTTACCTCCTAGAGATAATGTAATGAAATATCTTCATAATTCTGGTAGAGATACTTCGTATGTAAATAATGTTGTAAAGCATATAGCAACCCAAGAATCTAAGAATACTCCAACTCAAAGACAAATTATTGACTATAAGAAAGACGGAACTCCTATATATGGAGTTGGTACAGGTAAATTTCAATATGAGCAAGGAAAAGATGGTGCTGCAAATACTGCTATCAATAGGACTGTACTTTTCTTCAAAGATAAACTAGATATAGATTTAACTACGACTAGACATAAAGGTTATGAAAATATATATGATCTTTATAGAGGAGATGGTACTAATACAGATTTTACTAAACTCTCTGCCAATGAACAAGATGCTATATATTTAGCAGAACAGATATACTCAGGAGAAGATACTAGAGATGATTTTGATATTTTAGTTAAAGGTAGAAAAACACCTCCAACATCATCAGAGATCTTTAATTACTGGGGAGAATTTCACAAAAAGAAATTTGATAGATCTGTTAAATATAAAGACGAGAAAGGAGTAGATAAAACTAAGACTATTAAAATAAAGTG